CATTTGCCCGATTCTCTTGGGGCCCGCGCCTTTATGGTCACTGGGCGCAAGGTGGTGCTGAGCAGATTCAAAACATCCAATACGAGATCAATAAGATTCTCTGGCTTATTCAAAGGTCTTTTCACCTCGCAGGCACTTTCAAGGTGCTCACTCAGGTGGGCTCAAAGGTTGTTAAAGAGCATCTGAATAACGACATCGGCGCAATCGTTGAGTACGTGGGCACGCCTCCTCAATATGTGACGCCGCCCATTGTTCCCATTGAGATGTATCAGCAGCTTCAGAACTTAAAGAATGCGGCCTATGAGCAGCTTGGCGTCTCGCAGTTATCCGCAGCAGCAAAGAAGCCTGATGGCCTGAACTCCGGCAAAGCCCTTCGTGAGTTTAACGATATTGAATCTGATCGTTTCATGACGATTGGCCAAGCCTATGAGCGCTTCTTTCTTGAGCTTGCGCGCCTCACTGTTGATTGCGCCAAAGACATTTACGCAAGAGAAGGCAAATACGAGGTTAAAGTCCCTGGCAAGAAATTCATTGAGACAATCGATTGGAAGGAAATCGATCTTGAAGAGGATGAATACTATCTTAAGATCTTCCCAGTCTCCTCTCTTCCAAACGATCCAGCAGGACGCCTTCAGACCGTTCAAGAGTATGTGCAGGCAGGATTTATCTCGCCGCGCACTGCTCGCAGGCTCCTAGACTTTCCTGATCTTGAAGCCGTTGAAGATCTTGAGAGTGCAAAAGAAGACTATCTGCACAAGATCTTGGAAAAAATGGTGGATGCAGACTTGGAAGATGAGAACACCAAGATTGAGGATGTCTACACGGCGCCAGAGATCGCTTATGATGACATCCCTTTGGCGCGTGAACTTGCCCTTGAGTACTACCAGCAAGGAAAGCTTAACAACATGCCTGAAGCAAACCTCAGCTCTTGCGTGATTTCATAAGCCAGCTCAATGCTCAGCCGCCAGGAATGCCGCCCATGGGACCACAAGGGCCAATGCCAGGGGCTCCAATGCGTCCCGCAGGCGGCGGAATGCCAGCACCGCAAGCAGCACCGATGCCGCAGCCGCAGAGTGATCTGATCCCGAACGTGCCGGGGGCGGCCTGATGGCAAAAAAGCCAAACTCGGTTGCAAAGAAGATCTTCTGCCATCCATACCGCGAAGCATCCGCAAGGATGTACCGCACTGAGCATCACCCAGACTTCAATGTGATTGTGGATAGTAACTGCAATCCCAACTGGCTCTATATCGTTTTAGCCAACGGCAAGATCTATCACCATTTTGTTGGGACCATGAGCGAGGATAAAGCATGTCAGATTCACTAAACCCATTGGCAGCAAGCGCCCCTGTGACCGAAACAGCACAAAAGGAAGCACCGCAAGCTCCTGTGGATGCAGCGCCCGCTGAGAAGCCCAAAGAGACGGCGTCAGCGCTCCTTGCTAAGCTTGCTCGCCAGCGCAAGGAGCAGATGACGCTCACCAAGAAAGTCTCTGCTGCTGATGCTGAAAAGCAGGAACTCTTAAAGCGCATTCAAGAGCTTGAGGGCAAGGTTTCCCAGAAGCCAAAGGACCCGCTAGAGGCGCTTAAATCCGCAGGCTTTGGCTATGAAGATGCCACAAACTACGTGCTCAATGACAATAAGTTAACGCCTGAGCAGCAAGTGAAACTTCTCGAGCAGCGGCTCGAGCAGATTCAGCGCGACACTGAGGAGAAAGAGCAAAAAAGGCTTCAAGATGAGGCAGAGCGCGCTCAAAAGTCCGTTCAAGAGCAAGAGGAGATGTTTAAGACCGATGTGATGGACTTCTTAGAGCAGAACAAAGCAACTTATGAGCTCACCGCCAATGAAGATGCCAAGGAGGTTGCCGAAACCGTTCTTGCGGTCATTAAGCAGCACTTTTCAAACTCCATGAAGGAGTGGGAAGATTCGGGGCGTGAAGGAAAGCGCCCGAAGGCGCTATCCACCAAGGAAGCTTTGGACCTGATTGAGCAACACTTGGAAGAGAAAGTCTCGAAATACTATGAGACAAACAAGATAAAATCCAAGTTTGCGCCCAAGAGTGATGATGGCGACAAGAAGGGATCATCCCCCACCGCGCCAAGTAGAACGCTCTCGGCTGCGGTCACGACTTCTTCAGCATCGCCATCGGCCAAGATCAATGATCCCATCGCGCGCGCACTGAATGCGCTTGAGAGAATGGGTAAATGACGCCTTGGCGGCCAGGAGACAGCCTTGATCAAGCGATTGTCTGGGCGATCTTTGAAACGCTTCTTGTTTGTCGCGGCAACAAAACGAAGGCAGCAGAGATGCTGAACGTCTCGGTTCGCATGCTTAGGTACTGGATTAAGAAGCATCCAGAGCTTGAGCCGCACCGTGGGCACACGATGCGTGATCGCTACCCTGATCACTGATGCTGCAAAAATGTCCTGCCTTTGACTTTACATAAAACGGATTTAAACTTTCACCAAGCGTAGTACTACTCTGCCATAAGTATTTTGGACTGCTAGAGCCCGCCGATCAACTGGGCCAACCCAACTCTGCCATTACAATCAGCCCTTCTGCCATTTGGGGCGACCGATCAATCAACCGCAGCGATGATGCGTAAGCGCATTGTGCGTTTTCTTGCGTCTTGCTGCTCCCAAATGGAGCATCCAAAATGTCTGTCTCTCAATATTTCGATATGACAGCCGCTCAGGCAGTTCTCAAGGAACTGTATGACGGCCAGACCGTTCAGAACATGATCTATAAGCGCAATCCATTCTTCGCTATGGTGAAGAAATCGACGGATTTCGCCGGTAAATACTACCCGCAGCCGATCATCACGGCTCCAAGCGCAGGACGTTCTGCAACGTTCGCGACCGCTCAGGCCAATCAAACCGCTTGGGCTGGCCAGGAATTCTTGGTCACTCGTAAGAAAGACTATTCGATCTTCACGATCGACAACGAAACCATGATGGCTTCGGCGACCGACAAGGGCGCATTCGTTAAGGGAATCAAGACGACTGCAGACCTTGCCTGGACCGCAATCGAGAACTCGCTCTGCGCTGCTCTCTTCCGCTCCGGCACTGGCTCCTTGGGCCAGATCAGTTCCATCAGCTCTGGCGTGATCACTCTTACCAACATTGGCGACGTTGTTGGCTTTGAAGTGAACCAAGCCATTCAAGCCAATGCAACGGATGGCGGCACGCCACGCGCTGCTGTTGGTTACGTCATTGCCGTGAACCGTATGCTGGGTAAAGTCACCGTCTCCACCTCCTTGGGTGGATCGGCTGGCTCTCCTTCGGGCTGGACCGCAAACGACTACTTGCTTGTTCAGGGCGATAACAACGCTAAGCTCTCTGGCTTGGCTGCTTGGATCCCAAGCGCTGACCCGACGGGCGGTGATAGCTTCTACGGCGTTGATCGTTCGGTGGATCCTACCCGCCTTGCTGGCCTTCGTTACGATGGCTCGACTCAGAGCATCGAAGAAGCTGCAATTGATGCTTGCGCATACCTTGATCGTGAAGGCGGAAGCCCAACGATTGGTGTAACGAATCCTGTCTCTTTTGCTGCTCTTGAGAAGTCCTTGGGCGCAAAGGTTCAGTACGTTGACATGAAGTCGGAAGCTGGAATCGGTTTCCGTGGCATTCAGATCAACGCTCCAAGCGGCGTGGTCACGATCATGTCGGATCGCTCCTGCCAAGCTGCAATGATGTGGCTCCTTGACATGGGCACCTGGGAACTTAAGTCCCTGGGCGAAGCTCCGCACATCCTGAACTACGGAGATGGCCAACAGCTTCGTGTGTACAACGCCGACGCTGTTGAAGGGCGCATTGGTTTCTACGGAAACCTGCTCTGCAACGCTCCAGGCTTCAACGCACGCGTGACGTTGGGCGCCTAATTAGCGTCCTGATCGGAGGGGGCGGCTAGGATGGCTTCCCCCTCCCTTCTTGCCGGGGGGGCTACGCGCAAGAGGTTAACCGCCCACTAGGTCAAACACCTAGAAAGGATCACTCAAATGTCCAATCGCTACTACAATCAGTTTCAGGCTACACTCGCTCCAAAAGTCGTGAGCCTCTATGCTCATGTCACGTTCGGCGCTTCCGGCGCTCCAACGCTTGATACTGCAAACAGTAAGGGCATCGTCTCGGTTACGAGAAACGCCGCTGGCAAGTACACCTTCGTGTTCGGCACGAAAGCGGGTATGCTTGACACCTACAACAAGCTTCTCATGGTCAAGCATGTGTTTGACGCTTCGGGAAACTCCGGCACCGCTCCTGCGTCTCCTAGCATGTTCATTCTTGCAAACAGTGTCGCGACTGCTGGCACCTGCTCGCTTCAAGTGGAATTCAACGCCGCAGGAACTGCGACCGATCCAGCATCGGGTGAAGGTGTCTATATGGAATTCATCTTCAAAGACTCCACTGCGGTCTAAGGAATATCGATGTTTATCCCAGACAAAAAGAAAACAGTGTCTGTGATCTTATCGAAGCTCAAGCCAGGCGGGGGCAGTGAATCTGCTCCCGTTCAGGCTGAGAAAGAGATGGGAGAAGAGTCTCCCATGAAGATCATCGCTGAAGACATGATGCTTGCTTTCAAGAACGGCTCCATCGCAGGGCTTCAAGACGCACTTGAAGCGCTTTGCGAGCATGTGGGCATGGACTACGGAGCAGGCGAAGAAGCGGAAGAGAGCGAAGTCTAAGACTTAAGGGGGGCGTGAATGTCATCGGTCACGCTTGGAAGTGTTCGCACACAGGCTCAGCAGCGGGCTGATATGGTCAATAGTAGCTTTGTTTCCACTTCTGAGTGGAACGGCTACATTAACAACTCTTGGAAAGAGCTGTATGACATTCTGATTTCAGCCTATGGCAACGATTATTTTGTTGCATCGCCTGTGACGTTCACAACCGATGGCACCAATGATCGTTACGCCCTTCCCGATGGCACGCTTTACAGCGCAGCGCCTGCTCTTTACAAGAGCCTGGGCGTGGATCTTCAGGTGCAAGGCGGCCAGATATGGCAGACGTTGAAGCCCTTTAGCTTCACTGAGCGGAATCGTTACGCCACGTCGGGTGCGCAAGTTCTTAACCGCAATTCTGCCATATGCTATCGGCTTAATGGCAGCTACATTTGGTTCACGCCGCTTCCGCAATCCGGGCTCACCATGCGGCTTTGGTACATCCCGCAGGCCACAACACTTTCATCCGACTCTGACACGTTTGACGGCATCTCTGGCTGGGAAGAGTACGTCATTGTCGATGCCGCCATTAAAGCAGCTCAAAAAGAAGAAAGCGATGTTTCAGTGCTGATGGCGCAAAAGCAGGCTCTCACCGCTCGCATCCAATCCATGGCCGAGAACCGTGACGCCGGATCGCCTGCAACGGTTACTGACTCGATGAGCAGCGGCTATCTCAGCCCTTGGGCAGATCCTTGGGGTGACATGTAATGGCCTTTAAGACCATTAACACATCCGACAAAACGCTTCAGATGCTGCAAGACAACATCCAGGCGGCGTTGCCACAAGAGCGCGTGACTCACTCAACGCTTACGACTGGCACAGGTGGAGCGCCTGTGATATCAATCACTCAGGCAGCATCACCCTTTTTGACCGGAAATCTCATAACGGCTGCACTCACCTCTGGCCAAGATAATCTTATCCCGCATGGATTAGGTCGCACGCCTAAAGTCTGGTTTGTAGCGCGTCTAGATACTAACACCAACGTTTGGGAAGCAACGACTTCAGCACTTGC